GGGGTGCAGGCGGGTCGGCAGGCGGCACCGGCGGGGCGGGGTCGGCGTCGTGCGTGGCGAGCACGGCACGCAGCGGCAGGGACGTGAGCCACGCGGGGGCGCGGTGGTCGCTGCGGGTGGCGGACGTTGCGTCCAGGGCGGGAGCCATTGCGGCCTCCATGTCTCGGTGACGGTGAGCGCCCACTCGGTGCCGCGTTGCGCGGCCCTGGGCGGGTTGTGTCCGGCTGCCTCAGAGGAGGTAGCCGAAGTTGGTGAGCACCCGGACGGCGTCGTCGGGGCTGGTCGAGCTCGCGAGGATGTCCTCGACGGAGGGCCGGCCGGTGCGGGTGAACCGGTAGGCGCTGGTGCGGTCGCCGCTGGTGGTGGTCTGGGTGAAGGTGCGGCCCCTGGCCAGCAGCGGCCCGTACTGGGCTTCGAAGCGGGCGAGCTCAGTGCGGGAGACGGTGAAGTTCCGGTAGGTCAGGCCCGGCTCAGCACCGGCGGTGCGGGCCATGTCGCGGGCGAGGATCCGGGCGCCGGGGCGGGTGGTGCCGGTCGCGGTGTAGCGGCGGCCGTCTGCCGCGGTCGTCATGCCGTCGCGGGCGTTGACGACCTGCGACGGGTCGGCGCCGAGGTCGATGGCCTGCCGCTCAGCGCGGGACAGGCCGTTGACGTTCCCGGCGCGCACCGCGGCGAGGGTGTCGGTGACGAGCTCGTCGCCGATGTCGTTTTCCGCGGGGACGTTCACGCAGTCGCAGTGCGGGTGCCTGTCGAATCCGGCGGAATACCGGTACCACCGCCCGGCGAGGATCGCGCAGCGGGCGCAGGACGGCGCCCGGAGTGCACGGACGTACCCGGTGACCCGGCGGGCGACCCCAGCCGCGGCGGTCGAGGTCCGGCCTGCGTCGGCGATCTCGGTGCGGGCGTACATCGCGAGCAGGGACCGGCCGAGGTCGAGGGTGGTCGCGGTAGGTGCACCACGGTCGAGCGCGTAGGCGGCGCGCTGGGCGGGGATCCGCAGCAGCGGCGCCAGCTCGGTGCCAGCGGCACCGGTGCCGGCGAACGACTCGGGGATGACGCGGGCCGCCGGGGCGCGGACCACGCCCTGGGAGGCGAGGACCTCGGCGACGTAGGCGTCGGCCATGGACGCGGCAACGAGCTGTGCGGCGGAGAACGCACCGACTGCCTGGGCGAGGAGCGGCGTCCAGGTGCCGACCGGGTCGGCCGGGTCGATCTGCCGCCAGAGCCGGGCGAGCAGGAGCGCTGCCTGCTCGCCAAGCGCGGCGAGGTCGGCGCGGTAGCGGGTCGCGACGTCGAGCGTGGCCTGCGTGGTGGCCATCAGTCGCTCGGGCCGTCACCCTCACCGGGCGCAGGGTCGGCCGGCTCGAGGTCACCGTCGTCGCTCATCTCACCCGGCGAGGTGGCCGGGACAGGCTTGGGCGGCGGAGTGAGACCGAACGCGAGGGCGCTGGTGCGCTCGTCCTCCTCCTGCATCCGGTCGATCTGGGTGGCGGAGTAGCCGAGGTCCTCGCGGGTCTGGCGGAGCGGGACGATGCCGGCCTGGTTCTTCTTCACCGCGGCGTCGGCGACCTGGGCGATGGTGGGGGTCGAGGCGTCCCGCCAGATCGTCTCCATCCGCGATGCCTCGGCCGGGACGGAGTTGTCGCGCCACAGCAGGGCGAGACGCATGACCCGCTCCCAGGACCCGCCGAACGAGCGTTGCTTGCGTTCCGCGCGCTTGACCAGCCGGACCTCGCCCGAGCGGATCGCGTCGGCGGACGCCGGGTTGTCCGTGGCGAAGTTCAGGTAGTGCGCAGGCAGGCCCGAGACCTGCCCTGTGATCTGGGCGAGGAGCTTGAGCGTCTCGTGGAAGTTGCTGAGGTTGGACTCGGGGAACTGCCCGACCTCCGCGCCCTCCTGCTTGGTCCGCTCGGAGGCCCAGATGTTGCCGGCGATCTGCCGGAACGGGCTGATCTTGTTTCCGGCCTCGTCCTCGAAGTCCTCGCGGGAGAAGCCAAGGGCCCAGCGACGGGGCATGGCGTGGAACTCGGCGGCCACCATCATGTCGGTGGCGACCTTGCACGCTGCGTCGGAGATGGGGATGACCGGAGCGAGGTCGCTGGTGCCTTCGCCGACTGCGGCCAAGGCGCCGGCCTGCATCACCTTGGCGCCGTTCATCGCGCGCAACCGTGGGCGGTTGACGATCGGCTCGACCGGGACGACGCCCCGGCCGTGCTCGTCCGGGTCGTCGGAGCCCTGCTCCCAGCCGCTGCCGGCACCAACCCACCAGGACGTCTCGTTCGGCAGGTACAGGGTGGCCCGCTGCTGCCCCTCGTCGTCCGTCCAGAACTTCGCCGCCGCGGCGACCTTGCGGGTCCGGGGGTCCCGTTCGTGGATGACCTGCAGCGGCGACTCGACGGTGATGATGGGCCGCCGGGCGTCCTCGCCGTTCGTACCCACGATGGCGTAGGACCGCTTCATCACGAGCGCGTCAAGGTGCGCCTGCTGAGACCACTCGTCGAGGTCGTTGGCCTGCCAGATGTCCCAGAGTTCGTCGTTCGCCGAGGTGCTGTTCGCGAGGCGGAAGCCCTCGATGTCGAGGCGCTCCTCGACGGAGTCGACGACGAGCATGGGCCACGCGATGACGACCTGGCGGAGCCTGTCGGACAGCTGTGTCACGAGTTCCGACGCCAAGTAGCTGAGCGGCTGGGTGCCCTCGTAGTGGGCGTTGTACCGCTCGAGGGCCGGGACCTCGTTCTTGTGCTGCTCCTTGAGGCGGATCAGCCACCAGAGCGGGGACCCGGGGTCTGCGTTGGGAGCGGGCACCTCTGGTCACCGCCCTTCCGGCGTCTCGGTGCCCCGCTCTTCACAGGACGACCATCTTCTTGGATCTGCTGCGGGCCTTGGCCATCCGGTCGAAGTCGCCGGCGGCGTGCGCGTCCTGGGCCGCCTCGTGCGCGAGGACGTCGGCCATGGCGGCGTCGATCTTCTGCTGGGGCGAGGGCTTGGCGAGGATGTAGCGGTCGCCGGAGCGCGCGGCCTTTCGCGCATTTCCGACATGTCTGGTGGTGATCGGGCACTCGTCGTGCGTGGACCGGCCGGTCTTGAGGTCCGTCAGGGTGCGCTCGAGGGCCGAGTGCATCTGGACGATGCGGTTGGTGGCCCACTCGATGACGACCTTCTCGCCGTGCTCGTTCGCCCAGTCGGCGATCTCCGAGCGCCAGTCCCTGGGGTCGCAGTACATCCGCAGCACCACGTACCGGCGGAACACCTCGGCGACCGCAGCGTGGACCTCCGCACGCGGGATCTGGCCGTCCCACTCAGCGGGGTCCCAGATCGTCGGGCGGGCGTCCGGCCCGTAGGTCGGGGTGAAGCGGTGCCCGTCCGCGGTCTCCAGGCGCAGCGCAGTCCAGTCGTCGACGTCCGAGCCGTCGAACCCGGCGCAGACGAGGAGCCCGTCCGGGACGGTGCGGGCCTTGGCGCCGCCGTTCGTCCAGAGCTCGGGCGGGCACCAGGTGCCGGCCCCGGAGACGATCCGGTTGCCGAAGAACCGTTCGGCCTGTGCGGGGTCGCGCTCGAGCAGGTCGGCCGCCTCGGCCTCGATGCTGTCGTCGTCGACGTGGCCGCCGGCCGAGCGGAGCGTTTCCCCGTAGACCGCCTGGTGGATCTTCCGGCGGTCGCGCTTGTTCTTGTACGAGAGCGTGCGGGGCGCCTGGGCGAACTGCCGGTAGACGTCCTTCGCGCTGGACTCGAACTGCTGCTGCGCGACCGAGTGCTGGGACGGGTCCCACGCGTTGGTCGTCAGGCTCGCGCGGCCACCCATGCCCGCGAGGCCGCGGTACTGGGTGTCGGCGACGCCCTGCATCTTGTTCGTCTTGGTCCAGAGGCCGACCTCGTCCTGGGGGACGAAGGTGACTCGCTGGCCGAGGCGGGACTGCGCGGATGACGTGACGGCGTCGATGCGGCCGCCGCCGGGGAGGCGGATGAACTCCTCGCCGGTGCGGGGCACGACGTCGTCGAGCGGGCCGAGCTCGATCATCGGGCGCAGCGCGCCGTAGACGTTGTCGACCTGCTCCTGGGACAGCGCCGTGATCTGGATGAGCGGCGTCGGCCAGGGCATGCCCATGGGCTCACCGGGCTCGTAGACGTACTCCCAGCCGCACCCGCAGCCGTAGTCGCGGCAGGCGTACCCGTCGTCGGGGCCAGCCCAGCCGGCGAACAGCGCCGGGCCGACGCCTTCGAGGCAGACGTGCGCCGCGGACTTCGGGCCCTTCCCGATCTTCTGCGGGCCGACGAGCAGCCCACGCCGGTGGACGAACGCCGGCCCGAGCAGCGGGGAGTCGGGGATCCAGCGCGCGTCGCCGCGGACGAGGTAGAAGTTCAGGAGGTACGTGAGCTGGAAGTCGTAGAGCCGGAACGGCGCGCCCCGGCGGAAGCCGTCGGGGACGACGCAGTGGGCCTCGACCCAGGCGGGGGCTACGTAGAGCGGCTGGGGGTCACGCGACGCCGCCACCTGCGGCCAGCTTCCGGGCGCGGTCCCTGACCGAGTCGGTGGCCGGGGCCGCGACGGGCCGGACGGGGGCGGTGGCCGCGCGGCGGGCACCTATCTCGTCGGTCACGATCCGCCACCGGTTCCGCGCCATCGCGGCCGGGTTCACGCCGAGGCGGTCCGACCACTGCCGGGCCTCCTTGGCCTGGTCGAGGTCGCCGAGCTCGCCGAGCACCTGGTGCCGGACGTACATCGCGACGGCGCGGTGCTGGTGGTCCCGCTCCCAGATGACGGCCTGCGGGTACTTCCAGAGCTCGCGCCACAGCGACCGTTCCCGGCCGTCCTGCTCCTTCACCTGGAAGTCGAGGACCTCGATGTCGCGCTGGGCACGCTCGAGCTTCTTCTCCAGGGCCGCGGTGTCGTCGCCGAGGAGCAGCTTCTCCTCGATGACCCGCAGCAGCAGTTCGGCGCGAGCGGCAGCGACGTTGCGCTCCGCGCGCAGCCCGATGTCGGGGAGCAGCGGCCACGTCGGCGCGGCGGCCTGGGCACCGTTCGCCCGCCGGCGGCCCTCGGCGGGCAGCGTCGTCCAGCCGGCCGCGTCCGAGGGACGCTCACGGCGCAGCGCGTTCGGGTCCGGCGGCGGGCCGGAGTTGACCCGCGCCCCTCCCCTAGGCATCGACGACCTCGAGCGTGAGCACGACGGGGTCGTCGCTGTCCGGGCGGCGGGTGGTGACCTGGACGTAGCCGGCGCCGAAGTCGAGGGCCAGGACGTCGACGGCGTCGGCGTTCAGCAGCGAGCACGCGTCGCGGAAGCCCTGGAGCTCGGGCGACGTCGCGACGTCGAGACCGGCGGCCGGCTTCACGGTGAGGCGAGCGCCGAGCACCTGGCCGAGCGCGGCGAGCGCGCTGGTGACCCGGTAGCCCGGGATCGTCGCCTGCTCGGCCGCGTCAGCCACGGCGGGGAACCCGCTCGACAGGAGCGATGATCGTGACCGTTGCCACGGTGTCGCCGGCCAGCACGTGGCGGCCGTCGACGTCGCGGGCGAAGAGCACGACACGGACCTGGCCCGGCGTGAAGTGCACCTCGGCGAGGTCGTTCGGGTCGCTCTCGATGCCGAGCAGCGCGAGGGCGCCGGTCAGCTGGTCGATGTTGACGGGTTCGACGGCGCGGTGGTCCACGACGGTGGGTGCCTTGGTGATCAGCATGGCGGTCTCCTCGACCGCGTTGCGCGGTTTCGGGGTTGGCGCGGTCTCGCGTTGCGCGAGCGCGGGGTCGAGCGGCGGCCGGCCGGCGTTGCGCCGATCGGTCGCTGGGTCGTGCGTGAGAATCCTTTGAACCTGACTGACCCCCGAGAGCCCTTCCCGGCGGTCTTTCGGGAGGGCGTCCGAGGGGGTCTCCCCCCACCCCTTTGTCCGTTTTGAACCGCGCCCTGTTGGGTGGGTTCGACGGTCAGCGGGAGTTAGTGATGGCGGCGCCGATGGCGCCACCAGCGGAGCGGTTGCAGCGGGCGTGCTCGAGGCGGTCGGCGCGGGCGCCGGGGTTCGTCACGCGGTCGAGGGTGTGCCCATGCTCAAGGTCCTGCTCGGGGGTCATGGGTTCGCCGCACCTGGCACACGACCAGGGCGGGCGGCCGGCGGCCAGGTCGCGGCGTAGGTCGGCGAGGAGCCGCTCCTTGGCGCTGCGGTGTCTGGCGTCGTAGCCGCGCTGGTGCGCGGTCCCCCGCTTCCGCTCGGCCTCCTGGGCGCAACCGGTGCAGCGGCCAGGGCCGTAGACCATCTGGGGGCAGCCGGGTGTCGGGCAGGCGCGCCAGGCGTTGCGTGCCATGGGCTCACCTCCGACGTGCGGAAGCCCCCGACCACAGGGAGGTCGAGGGCTTCCTGGTTCGCTCTACCGCGCGGGGGGCTAGGTGGAGTGATCCGATGGTGGAACCGTAGCAGGATTCCGCAGGTCAGCGCGGAGGACTGCGGAAGTCGGCGTGTTCCTTGCCGAACTTCATGATGCCTCCTGGCCGATGGCTCGGTTCGCGCGGGCCGCTGCTCGTCGGGCCCGCTCGACGTCGAGGAGTTGTTCCTCGCGGACGTATCGCTGGCGATCGATGGGGTTTCGGATGGCCGTGAGGTCACCGACCGCGACCCAGCGCCGGATCGTGTCGACCTTGCGGCCGACGCGGGCAGCGGCCTGCGGGATGGTCAGCCAGATCACGCGGCACCTCCGACGGCCTGGGTGCTGTCCTCGTCGGCGACCTCGATGCCGGCGGATGGGTCGGCCTCGATGAGGTGTTCGGCGACCGCCCACTGGTAGAAGCCGCGGATGGCGTCGAGGCGGGTACGGGCAGCGTGCGCGACGGCGAAGGTGGCGACCCACTCGGCGACGAGCGCGGCGTCCGCGATGAGCGGCGCGACCGCGGGGATCTCGGCGTCCTCGGCGCGCTTGGCGATCCAGGAGCGGAGCGTCTGGAGGGCGCGGCGCGCGACATAGACGTCGGCGGCCCGGCGCCGGGTGACCTCGAGGCGGTAGAGGTAGGCGGCCTCGGGGTCCTCGAAGACCAGGTTGGCGACGACGACGCGGGTGTAGAGCCCGTAGTGGGCCTCGGGGATCGGCTCGCCGCAGTCGCGTGCGGTGCAGCGGATGGAGACGGCGCCGGTGTAGAAGCGCGGGGCGAAGCGGGACAGGCTGAGCCGGTCGCACGCGGGGCACGGGGTGGACAGCCGGACGGGCCGCTCCTCGAGGGACCAGCGGTTGCTCTTCGTCGCGACCTCGCTGGTGAGCTCGGCGACGAAGTCGGCGGCCCAGGGCTGGGTGGCGACCCAGGCCATGTGCGGGCGGAGCCAGTCGACGAGGGCGGTGGTCGCCGTCCACACCTCGGGGTCGGCCGCCGGCGGCTGGGTCCAGCCGTCACGGACACACCGCGGGGTGTGCGGGCCGATCTGCCCGGGCCGCAGGCACAGGCACTGGCGGACCCGCGACGGGTCGGAGCGGTCCATGTGGCCCGTCCCCGGGATGGGCGGAACCATCGCAAGGCCGAAGCCGCGGGGCGGGTCGTAGGCGACCGCGCAGCCCTTGCAGCGGCCTCCGGGGCAGGTGGAGCGGTGGACGGCCGGGAGGAACCGCTTGGAGGCCGGGAGGACCATCGTGCCGCGCCAGGTCGGGCCGGTGAGGTCCCGGCCGTCCATGACCTCGGTGCACCAGGCGACGAGCATGGAGTGCAGGGCATCGGCGTCGTCGACGGCCGCGAGAGACAGCGGCGCCGGCGGGGTGCGGGTGCCGCGGACGTGGACGCCGTCCGGGCTGGCCGAACCGGGCACGACGTGGGAGCGGATGTGCTCGACGAGGTCGGGCAGACGGACGAGGGAGTCGTGGGCGTTCCCGCGGCAGCGGGCGCACACCAGGTCGTCGCCCTCAGTCTGGCGGGGCCGGCGGTCGGTGTCGTCGCTATCGGGCGACGGGGGGACGGTGCATCCGGACTGGCAGTCCACGTTCGGGGTGGTCCTCTCCCTGGGGGTGGTGCCCGTCCCCCGACGGGCGTCTCGGTCGTGCGCGGTGGTGCGGGTCGCGGCGAGCGCCGCGGTGTTCAGGTGGTCGGCGCTTGAGTCTCGCCGCGGGCTGATGCCTCGAGCGCCTTCCACGCGGCATGCAGGGCGCGGAGCCTGGCGATCGTTGAGGCGTCCCAGCGGTAGAGGGATGCGACCTCCGTCATGGCGTCGCCGGCGTCGGGACCGTCGGTCTCGTCGTCCCAGCCGCAGACGATTCCGTAGATCCACGCTCCGTCCCGGCCGTCGTTGCTCCAGTCGCGGGAGGAGAACGCGACGGCGTCGTGGAGCGCCCCGAGTGGGTCGAGGTTCGGGGGGCCGGCGAGGGCCGTGATCGGGTCGGTGATGACGTTGCGCGCAGGCGGCGCTGCGGCTGCCTCTCGCGAGCAGACGTTGCACATTCCCGGGCCGCCGCAGCGGGCGACGTTGACGGGTCGGCCGGTCTGGGGGACGTTCGGGATCCGGTGGCCGTGGCTGGTCCAGCCGGTGAGGCCGGGGTCAGCCACGTGCCACCGTCCAGGGGCCCTTGGTCGTGGTGATGGTCCCGTCGGGTGCGGTGACGGTGCGGACGGTGCGGCTGACCTTGGGCCAGCCGTTGAGGTACTCGTCCTCGGGCTCGCGGGACTCCCGGAAGATCTCCTGGGTGTTCGGGGACTGGCAGCCCCACTCCACGTGCTCCTCGATGACCCCGTAGAAGTGCACCCACCCGATGGCGGGTAGGGCGTCCAGGACGGCGGTGACGGCAGCCCGCATGGTCGCCTTGTTCGCCTCGGGGACCTCAGCCCACGGCTTCCTGGACCGCTCCTGCGTCTCCCAGCCCGCGGTGACGGCCGCTGCTTCGTAGGCGTCGTGCATGACCTCGCACAGAGTCTCGACGGTGCTGGCGGTGCCGGTCGTGGGCATCAGGCGGTCTTCCTCTCGGTGTAGGCGTCCCAGCACTTCGTGCGGGTGCGGGGGTCGCCGTGGACGGGCTGGCCGGTGCGTTCGATGTGTTCGGCGGTGACGTTCTCCCCGCATACGACGCACGGTGCGGGGAGCGTGGGCAGGGCGGCGTCGACGGCGGTGACGTAGTCGATGAGGCGGGTCAGGGGGACGCCGCGGCCGCCGAGGCGCTCCGCCGCGGCGAGCGCCTGCCGGATCGGTGTGGGCGCTGCGGTGATGGCGGGGGCGTAGCGGGCTGGGTGGGGC